CCATAAATAAACAGTTCGGTTCAATACCTACTGCGGCGGCAACTGCTTCCTTTGCAGTTTCAACATCATTCTGTGGATCTGATGTATAGGTGGTAGGTGCAGTTATGTAATCAGACCATTTTGCAGGATTTTGACCAGAACCAAGAGTAATTTTATTGGTAGAGGAATAATTTGCAAGATCCTGAACTATACCTGCAATCTGCATTTCCATTTCTAACTCTACTGCCCTTTTGGATCTGAAGGCCGCCCATTTCTGCAAATTGAAGTTTGCCTCCTGGGCTTCAAGATAATCTATAGGGTAAGCGGCATCGTGTTCCTCTGTAGCCACTTGTATGGTATCTCTTTTATCTCTTACGAGGACATTACTATCTCCACCCATACCTCTCAGGGTTTCATATCTCTTGAAAGCCTCTTTGCCGAATTTTGGAATCCATGCTTTCATTTTCGGAATGGTCACTACGGGGAATATATGCTGACCATTAAAGGCCGCTACTCTATGACCCATAGTTAATTCTGTTACCACAGGAAGAACGTTTCCTCTTACATTGTCGAGTCTTGAATAATCGTTGGGTGTTATTTCAGTCCCTCCAACACTTCCATCAAGTAAACTCATATAACTATACCTCCTTTATGGCTTTTAAAGCCTGTTCATATTTCACACCGGGGTGTTGGGACATATACTGACGTGTTCTCTGATCGTCAATTTCCTGTTCCCTGTCTACCGTCATATTCTTGGTTTCTGCGAATTTACGGACTTTATTGTTTTTGCCTTTAACTTCGGCAAACTGCTGATTTGCTGTTTTCTTTGTGGCAACTTCAGTGAAAAGTTTATGCTCTGGGACATACTTCTTGAGAAGGGCTTTAAACTTATCAACTGTTTTCTGTTCTCCACCTTCAGCAAAGTTATAGCTTCCATGAGTTTCGCAGAAATCCATAATATCAATCACGTCAGAATGGTCAGCAGGGAGAAGTTGACCGGATAACTCGTTTTCACAGAAAGATTTATATTCTGCTAATCTTTTCTCTGTGGCTATTTTCTTGAGTTCCACTTCTGCAAATTCTCTTGCTTTTCTTTCCTCTTCTGCTTTCTGCTCAAGGAAAGTAATTCTTGCAACCTTCTGCTCAAGCTCTGCTATCTCTTCTTCTGAGTATTCAGAAAAGGCTTTTGCTTTTTTGGGAGGTTTTACTTCGTCTTTTACAACTTCCTTTTCAGAGGTCTCCATTACTTCCTCTTCAGGAGTTCCTTCCTCCATTTTCTTTTTAGTTTTCATACATTCTGCCTCCTTATAATCCTTTTCAGGATTGGTTATATCTTTTTCGGCTTCTTTAGCCGGTTTAATTTCTTCTTCATTGAAGTAATAATCATTACCCCGTAACTTATCGCAACTCTTATCTATTGCTTCACAGCAACTTTTAATGATATTGCTATCCGGGTAATCATTACACAGGGAACGAATTGCCTTACTGCTATCCCTGATTATGTCACAGCATTTAGCAATTCCCATACTGCCCATCAGGTCGCAATACTGAGTAATAGTTGCACAACAGGTTTCTATGGTAGAAATATCTTCCTTGCTCATTCTTGAATTATTGCAGGTATTGTTTATTGTATTGCAATACTTCTTTATATCCTCACAATGGGTTTCTGTATGAGTCAATGCTTCTGCAAACTTTGCGGCATTACCATGAAGAGGATATTTATTTCTATGTCCTTCTATCCACTGTTGAGCTTTTTCCATTGTCCATCCTTTATCTTTCATAAAGGTAACAGCGTGAGAGGTTTCCAGATCATCTCCTGGCAGTTTACCTAAGTGGATTAGAATACCGGGATCTCCTTTAAACTCTACCATACGAGTCATTACGTCAAACATATCAGAAGAACGAACCTTATGTCTTATCTCTCCCGGTGTTTCGGAAAGGTTCTCAGGATTTTCAGGCCACAGGTCTTTATTCTCCTTTATAACCTTATCCGGTTTATCCACCTTCAAGGTATCTACCTCAGATAAAGCAGGATTAAGATTATCCATTCTGCTAAAATCATTCGGTGGATCTTCAGATATAGTTTTCGCTATATTGTTAGACTGTGAAAAAGTCACATATTTTTCCTCCTTCTCTTTGAATTTTATATCAACCAATCCTTTTACCGCAGGAGGCTGTGCCCCTAAAAAACCAATATGTCTTAACTTACCATCAGGGTAAAAGGAAATAGATCTCTTCTTCCAGAAACCTGAGTGAATAGCGTTTGAAATTTCAGGAGGAATTTGTTTGCATTTAGCAAGGAGTTTCTTGCCATTTCTTTTTATCTCTTCAACCCATCCATAGGCAGGTGTATTATGTTCCGGGTGTCCTATGCAAAGAGGGGCTTCATGGTGAGTAGGATTATAAGTTTTTACTGTATAGTCAAGTTTACTTTCATCGAATAAATCAGTTCTGCCTTCAGAGTCGGTCTGAGTTCCACCCTCAAATACTTCAATCCATTTACCGTTTAAATCAGGGGCTTCTATTGTTCCGGGCATTTCTTTACTCCTATTTTAAGCATAGATGATGCTTTTAAATCTTTGTAATAATTTTGTTTTTTTATAACTTACTGCAAAATTATCATCAAACTTTGTCCTTAAAGTAATTACTTTTTCCGCTAAAGACCTTATGCTACCTATTACCCCTACTTTACTACGAATAGATTTTACTAAGTCATAATGTCTAAAGCCATTCTTTTCTTCACAAGTCTTTGTAGGGTTATTTCCCCATACTTTCTTCCTTTTTGGGATTACCAAATAATTAACTCCTTTTATTTTCGGTAATCTATCTTCACAAACCATACTGATAGCATCATTGTAATGAGTTTTTTCTAAATCTAGTTTTTCTCTCCAGTAAGAGGTTTGCCATCCAAAACAAACTTTTACATCTTCATACTTTCTTTTTAATAAATCTAATAAATACCACTTACCTTGTTGTAAATACTGTGGGTATTGAAATATTTTAACCTTCTTATCTATAGTGAATTTACCTTCATGCAAATCCTTATGGCAACTTTCACATAAGGTTAGTAGATTTTGTAAAGTATCAGTCCCACCCTTACTTCTCTGTATTATATGATGAACTTGCAATATATCTTTAGATTTACATTTTTGACAGGTATACCTATCCCTCCATAAAATTTTAGCTCTACGATTTTTACCTTCAAACTCACTCTCTTGATATTCTTTCCCTTTTAATTTTTTATCTCTTGCCATAGAAGAAGTATCAAAACTTCCTTGTTCTACAACACACTTTGTTATATTTATCTTTTTCCCTATATCATTTAAAACCCTATCTATAGTATCTTTTCTATATTTTATAGAAGGGAAGGGCGTATAAGGTTTTCTATTATCAAATCTTGCAATCCTACCTCTTAATTTTCTACTTCTTCTTGATCTTCTGTACATACTTTTCTGTAATATTTTTCTGCTTATATCCTGCCTTAATCTTATACTACCTCTAAAAACTACTTCATTCTTAAACTCATTAATTATTGCTATTCCAACTTCTTTAGATCCATCATCTATGCCAACATTAAACTCTCCTTTTATATTTTTTATAGGATAATGCAACTGAATAGTAAATGGAACTGCTGAAACCAATTTAGCCTTACCTTTCTTTAATAACAACCTTCCTCTTGCAGAACAAGTAGGTAATAAAGGCTTTTTATCCTTATCAATTACAAAAACTATATCATTTTTACTCTCTTGTTCAGGTAACATTTAAGTTATCTCCTTTCGGGTAATTATCCCTCTCGCCAATGATAATAGATATAGAGTTCAGAACTGAGGACATCCTGAAGTATTTACCATTTAAGGTATCTATTACCGTAGTAGTATTAATCAGTCTATTATGTTTTACCATAACTTTCCTTCTTCCTTACTTATGGCTCGAAGCAAGCGATCATATATTTCTACATTTTCAGATGCTTCTAAAATTAATTAATCATTTCCTTCATAATAACTAAAACAAATAAATAAAACTAACGAAATCATTTCAACGAAATCATTTCGTTAGTTTTTTAATAGAAAAAAACGTATATTTGAAACAGGCAGGTGATTAATAAATGGCAAAATTATGGATTAATGAGCAACATTATGTTAACGTAGATAAAAAGCAACCCCTTTTCAGTCAAGAAATAGCCACAAGAAAAAGAAGTATAAATTTCTCTTCCTTTCTCGGTTATCTTCCAAATCCCGATCCTATTCTCAAAAGGACGGGGCAAAGTATTAAAATATATGAAGAATTAAGACTTGAGCCACAAACAAGAACATGTATTCAGAGTAGAAAATCAGGGGTAATGAGTTTGCTAAATGGAATTAACAGGGGAAAGGCAAAAACAGAAG